CGCCCCTTTGTTTTATGGGCTTAAACAAAAGCAAGAATTATGAAATACAACGCAACGCTGGCGTATAAAATGGGCGAATGGGTAGCCGCGCACGGGCTTATCGAATACGGCGGTGCGCCGTTGCACTCATTCCTCGACACATTCAAGATTGACCAGCGCACCTACTACCGATGGCTGCGTGACAACGCCGAATTTGCCGAAACATTACAAAATGCAAAAGAGCGTTACAAGGCCAACCTTTCCGTGAAACTCGTCGATTCCTTGGCGCGTGCCGCGCAGGGCTACGAAGCCGAAACGACGCGCACGGAGTACGTCAGCGACCGCGAGGGCAAGCCCGTCATATCGAAGCAAATCAAGGAACGCAAGCCCGTGCCGCCCAACGTGGGCGCGGCGATATTCCTGCTCACCAACCTTTCGGCTGAATGGAAGAACCGCCAAACGAACGAGATAACGGGCAAGGACGGCGGCGAACTATTCAGCCAGCCCGTGACAATCCGCATCCACGAAACGGGCGCAGGCGACACCGACGCGGGCGAGGAAACGCAGGAATAAACGTGCAACGCTATGAACATCGACGTAGAACTCACCCGCAAGCAGATAGCCGCGTACAAGGTGCTGACGGACTACGGGAACGGCGTGAGCGATGTCGGTTATGGCGGCGCGGCGCGCGGCGGCAAGACGTGGCTGGGGTGCTTTTGGCAGATAACCCGCCGCCTGCAATATGCGAAGAGTGCGGGGATGATAACCCGCGCCGACTTCACCGACCTCAACTCCACGACGATGCGCACGTTTTGGGAGGTTGTCGATTATATGGGGCTGAAAGGCTGCGTGGGCTTCAAGGGCGGCGTGGACAATTACGCATACTTTCCCAACGGCTCAATAATCTTTTTCCGATGGTGCAAGTTCCTGCCGAAAGACCCCGAATTTGACCGCTTCGGCTCATACGACCTCACGGATTTCTTCGGCGACGAATCCCAGCAGTATCACCCGAAATTCGTGTCGGTTATCAAAGGCCGCTTTTCCCTGCTGAAAGGCAGGAACCCCGACGGCACGAAGTGGGAGGTGAAGCCGAAAGCGTTGTTTACGTTCAACCCGTCGAAAGGCTGGATTTATTCGGACTTTTGGAAGCCATATCGTGACGGCAATATGCCGACGTGGAGGTGTTTCATTCGCGCGCTGGGCAAGGATAACCCGTATGTGCCGCAATCGTACTTCGAGAACCTCAAACGCGCGGACAAGGTAACGCAGCAGCGACTACTCTACGGCAATTTCGACTACGACGATGACCCGACGGCATTGTTTGACGATTACGACGCGCTATGCGACCTTTTCCATAACGAGCATATCCAGCCCAACGGCATCAAGTCGGGTGCGGCAGACATCGCGGGCAAAGGACACGACCGCTTCACCGCGTATTCCTGCAACGGCAACGTGTACCGCCTTGCCATCAACAAACCCTATTCGACGGGCAAGAGCGTTGAGCAGGACTGCAAGGCGTTAATCATCACCGACGGCATACCGCGCTCAATGTTTGTCGTGGATGCTGACGGCATCGGGAGTTATCTTGAATCCTACCTAACGGGCATCAAGGAGTTTCACGGCGGGGCAAAGCCATACGACCCCAAATACCGCAACTTAAAGGCGCAATGTTACTACAAGTTGCGCGACCTCGTGAACCGCCGCGCCATCCGCATCATCGGAATGTCGCCCGCCGAGCAGGAACAACTCAAAGAGGAATTGCAGGCCGTGCGCATCGTCGGCATCGACAACGACACGGGCAAGTTTGAGATAAACAGCAAGGAGGAACAAAAGGAATTGCTTGGGCGTTCGCCCGACTTGGCCGACCCGCTTGCTATGTCAATGATATTTCGCATTCGCGGCACGGGCGGCGCAAAAATCCGCGTCGGCGCGCCAGTCTAAAACAACAACACCAAATGAAAATCAAAATCAACACCCAGCGCGTCAAGCAGGCCGCGCACAAGGCAAGCCGCATCGCTCGCATCGGCATCTTCACGGGTATCTTGTATTTCACTTTCCCTTTCTGCGGGCTTATGATTTGGGCATCCGACCACCTCGACGCATTGAACTATGATTAGCAACAAACGGCATCTTTCCCCGCGTGAGGACGGCGAACTGCTCACGGATTGGCTCGACCGCAACGCCGCGAAGATACGCGGGGCAACGTCAAGCGCATTTATGGCGATATGCCAAGAGGTGAGCAGCGAATCATTCCGAGCAGGCACAAAGGAAGCGTGCCGACAATTCCATTGCAAGTTATGAAAGGTTTATTGCAACGCATTTGCAATCCATTTAGGCGCAGGCGGGCGCGCAATACCCGCAAGAAAGCGTTATCTTTGCAACGCGGCGGGTATGCCCGTGTGTATTCGTTTGCCGAGTTTGCCATCCTCTACCCGCTTTGCACGGATGAGGAACGGCGGCGGCTCAACGCGATAATGCAGGGCGCGGAACGCCCCGAAACGCTGGCAGGCCATCCCGCGCCGAAAGACCTCAACCTCGTTTCATACGGGATGCTCGACGATTTGGCGCAGGCGGCGAAAGGCGGCGCGGCGGCAATGATAGAGTGCATTTGCCGCGTGACGGGTGCAACGCCCGAAGAACTGCAAGCGTGCAACGTCATCGACGTTTACGGCGCGGCGAATTGGCTGGGGCGTGAGGTGGAACGGATAAACAAGTTATTCAAATCCATCGCCCCGAAATACACCGCCGAGGAATTGCAGGCGGGCGTGAAACTGCTTGATTTCGGTTCATTCGGCGTGCTGGATTGGTACGCGCACCGACAAGGCATTGCAGACCAGAACGCCGTGCGCGATGTCGCTTGGGTGCGCATCTATACTTGTATGAAGCAGGACGGGCAAAAGGCCGACTACGAAAAGCGATTGAACAAGGTTTATCAAAACAAATACAAACACAATGGCAAGTTATAGGAACTTCAACGTAGAAAGCAAGGTGCGCTGGATTGTCGAAGAACAATGGAAACCCAACGCCGACTATCGTTTCTTGAATTGGGCGCAGGCCAACGTCGCGCTCGACGGCATCAAACGCCCTACCATCGTCTATATCCTGCCAGCGTCGGGTTCGCTATTCCACCGCATCAACCAAACGACCGACCGCCCGCAGACGCAGATAGCATTTCTTTGCAACACCCGTTTCGATTTCCGCACCCGCGAGAATGACAAACTTATGGTGGCGATGAAATACTTGGCTGCAAAGTTCGTGCGTGAGGTGAACAAATCGGGATTGTTTGAGGCCATCCCCGACAAGACCGAAATTCCTTATCAAGCCGTTTACGATATGCTCGACCAAAACGTGACGGGCGTAATCATCACGCTTAACTTGCGCGAGGTAACGGGCGAAAACTTCTGCGAGTAATGAAAGACGAAAGCCTCCGCAAGTTCGACGTGCAGGACATCATCGTCAAGCACTTGGATAGGGTGAAGCAGACCATCACCCAGCAGATGAGCGTATATAACCGCAACGCAAGCGGGGCGCACATCGATAGTCTGACGATAGAGGCGCAAAGCAACTACGGCGCGTTGTGGGGCTTGTATTCGTACAATTATTTGGAAACGGGTAGCAGGCCGTGGAGCAGGCGACCGCCATTTGTGCCGCGTTGGTTTCACAACATCATACGGCAATGGATAATCGACAAGGGCATCCCCGTGACGCTCATTCCATACAAGACCGACCGCCCGCACAAGTACACCGAGCAGGAGCGCAGCCTGCAAATGGCGGCGGGCGCGATAGCCTACAACATAATGAAGAAAGGCACGGCGTTGTATCAGTCGGGCGTGCCGCAAGACCTCTTTTCGGGCGCGATAAACCGAGTGTGTGAGGCGATAGCCGAGGAATCACGAATGAGGGTAGCGCAGACAATCGAGAACATCAACAAATCAATGTAATATGAGGACACTTACAACGGGCGGCGTTACGCTGACATATCCCGACCTTTGGGCTTTCTGCTTTTCGCCCTGCTACGTCGAAATAACGGGCGCGACGGGCTACGCAAAGGCCATC